TATCCTTGATGACGTTGTGACTACCACCAACGCTCATGAGTGGGAGAAGCAACTACTCTGGCTACAGCGAGAAGTTATTACTCGTCTTGGTGATGCTGGTAAGTTACTTATTGTAGGAACACGTATTGCTGCCAATGATTTATATCGAGAGATAAGAAATCCTGAGCACTGGTCTAGTGGCAAGACTCCGTTCACCTATATGAACATGCCAGCCGTACTTGAGTTTGCAGATGAACCTGAAGACTGGGTTACACTATGGCCTAAGTCCCATATACCATGGGAAGGCTCCGAGGAAGAGGTACAACCTGATGAAGATGGGCTCTACCCAAAATGGAATGGTCCCGCGCTATTTAGGCGCCGAAGTGAAGTTTCAGCCTCTGCATGGGCTTTGGTATATCAACAGCAAGACATACAAGAAGACTCTATTTTTCCACCTGGATGTGTTCAAGGCTCCATCAACGGGATGCGCAAACGCGGCCCTTTAAAACCAGGAGCAGCAGGACACCCTAAAGAAGCAGGTGCTTACTACACCATCATGGGCTTAGACCCAGCGATGAGTGGTAGAACAGCGGCAGTAGTTATGACTGTAGATCGCATGACGCGTAAACGGTACATACTAGATGTTGAGAATATGAAAGACCCAACTCCCGCTAAGATCCAAGAGTTGATTGAGGACTGGTGCGTTAAGTACAATCCTCAAGAACTACGAATTGAGACTAATGCGCATCAGAAGGCTTACGCCTTAGACGCAGATCTAAACTCATACCTAGCCTCTCGAGGCATTAGATTCTCAAGTCAATTCACAGGTAAGAACAAGTGGGACACATCTTTTGGTGTAGCCGCGATGTCTGGTCTATTTGGCACTATGCGAAATAACCTACATCAAGATAACAACCTAATAGAACTGCCTTCTCAGGAAGGCTCTGAAGGTATCAAGGCTCTAATACAGCAATTGATTACTTGGAAACCTGATACACGTGGTCCTACAGACTGCGTAATGGCTTTATGGTTCTGTGAACTAAGAGCCCGTGAAATTGTTAATAACGGAAATATTAATCAAACCCATATTAGAAATAAGTGGGCAACTCGCAAACAAATCGATAATCGCTTTACTGTAAATGTAAACGATTACGAAATGTCTTCATTCGAATAGGAAACTAATGGCAGTCAATATTGAGACTATCGCGCAACGCGTTGATAATCTAAAGCAACGCTACTCTTCTAGAGATGCTCGTATGTCAGATATCCTTGCTGTACGTAAGGGTAAGATGACTGAAGTATTCCCTGACCTATTCCCAGAGGGAATGAACTCAGCGATGGTTGCAAACTTCGTAGATGTTGCAGCACGCGACCTAGCAGAGGTACTTGCTCCACTTCCATCATTTAACTGTTCAACAACTAATACTACATCAGATCGCGCTAGATCATTTGCTGATAAGCGTGGCATGATTGCTAACAACTATGTTTATCAATCACGTCTACAATCACAGATGTACTGGGGTGCTGACTGGTATTTCACTTATGGCTTTTTACCTATTCACATTGAATTAGATTTTGAAACTAATCTTCCTCGTATTAGAGTAGAAGATCCTGTTGGAGCATATCCAGAGTTTGATAGGTTTGGCCGTTGCGTAGCATATGCTAAACGTTATATGAAAACAATTGGGGAGTTAGCAAATGAGTATCCTGAATATGCTGGTGCAATACTTGGGCAACTTGGTTACAATCAAAATACCAATGCTATTGTGGAACTTATCCGCTACACAGATCGAAATAATATTGTTCTTTACGTACCTAGCCGTGGTAATTTAATATTAAACGAGGCTAAAAATCCTGTAGGCAAGATGCTTACATTTATTGCTCGTAAACCTGGCATTGACGAAGAACCACGCGGACAATTTGATGATGTTTTATATGTACAGTTAGCAAGAGCACGTTTTGCTAACCTAAGTATGGAAGCAGCAGAGAAGGCTATTCAGGCTCCTCTAGTTGTTCCTACTGATGTTATAGATTTGCCTATGGGACCAGATGCGATTATTCGCACATCCCAACCGCAAACAGTTGGTCGTGTCAAACTTGACATACCATCTGCTGCTTTTCAGGAGCAAGCAGCACTTCAGTCAGAAATGCGCTTAGGTGCTCGTTATCCTGAAGGTAGATCTGGAACAATTGATGCTAGTGTAATTACTGGCCAAGGTGTTCAAGCACTACTTGGAGCCTTTGATTCACAAATTAAGGCTGGGCAAACCATTCTCGCTGAGACATTTGAAGAAGTTATTAAGACTTGCTTTGAAGTTGACGAAATGGTATTTAACGTAGAAAAATCAGTTAGAGGTGTCGCACAGGGTACTCCGTACGAGTTAAAGTACACACCAAGCAAAGACATCAAGGGCGACTCTTCAATTGAAGTACGCTATGGATTGATGGCTGGTCTTGACCCATCACGCGCTCTAATTTTTTCACTACAAGCATTAGGTGCTGAATTAGTATCTAAAGACTTCATCCGTAGAGAACTTCCATGGTCCGTTAACGTTACTTTGGAAGAACAAAAGATTGAAATTGAAAAGATGCGTTCTAACTTGAGCGCTGCTATCACAGCAACTGCACAAGCAATTCCTGCCATGGCGGCTCAAGGACAAGATCCATCACCGATGATTAAGAATATCGCTGATGTTATTACACGCACACGTAACGGGGAAAGCATAGAGAATGCTGCGCTGGCTGTATTCACTCCTCCTGCACCTACTCCGCAGGAGCAACAAATGGCACAGGCGCAGTCTGGAATGGTTCCACCAGGTTCACAAGCCCCAGCAGAGCAGGCTCCCCTGTCCCCAGCCACTCCTGGATCCGCTTCTGGTGGAACCCCTCAACAAGGCGCACCAGATCTAATGACAATTTTGGCAGGTTTACAAGGACAAGCATAACTAAGTAGGGGACAATGACTGCAATCGTAGGAATTCAAGGTAATGGTTGGGCTGTTTTAGCAGCAGATTCCATGACTACATATACAGATAGACCCTATGTAGCAAAGGGATGCGACAAGATAGTTAAAATTGGTGAGTATTTAGTAGCAGTTGCAGGTGATGCAACCGCAGGTGATGTCATTTATAACCTATGGCAACCACCTAAAGTAATTAAAACGCAAGAATCTGATCGTTTTATGATGATTAGAGTACTTCCATCTATAAGACAAGTACTTGCAGATGCAGGTTATGACCCAAATCCAAAGAGTAAGACAGATGATGATGCAGGATGGGACGCATTAATCTGTTTTAATGGAAAATTATATCAAGTAACTGATGACTTTGGTTACATGCGTGATGATAAAGGTTTATATGGTATTGGTTCTGGTGGATCTATAGCCCTTGGTGCGTTAGCAACAATGGATACAGAGACAAAGACACATGCCAAAGCAGCAAGTGCTGCTAAAAAAGCAGTTAATGTTGCAATTCAATACAACGTATGGTGCGGTGGCCCCGTAAACGTTAAAACACAATTTACTAAGTAGGAGATATTATGGATAAAAAAGAAGTTGTAAGTGGCGTTGGAGCAAAATCAAGCCGTACTGACCAAAATATTTCTGAAAGAGTAGCAAAAATTCAAAGAGAAGCAAAAATTCAAAATGCTTCAGGTGGTGCATACTCTCAAAGAACACAGTTGGAACAATTAGCAACTGCTGCTTCTACAGAAACACCTAGTGCTACATTTAATCCAACACCTATAAGAAATCAATCTATGATGTCTAATGTTAGAGTTTCTCCGTTAGACCAAATGGATACTAGTGGAGACCCTATTTCTACAGGTGCTGCTGGTAGAACTGCTGGCGCTGGTCCAGAAGTCTTACAAGTTCCTGTTGATGCTCCTGATAATAATGCTCTCGTTGCACGCGCTATGTTCTTAATGGATCCTACTCCACAGAATCGCAGACTCATGGAGTCATTTCAACAAGAAGGTCGTTAATGGCTGATCCATTATTATCGTCTTGGAATAAATACAAATACACAAGCATATTTGACATTGATCCAGTATCGAGCAAACTTCCTAATCTTGTAGATCAACA